CTTCTTGAAGATGTTATTCAGTTGCTCTCAGGCTGGAAGCCAGCCTCGGCACGTGGAGAATTGATGCTGGTTGATGTAAAAGAAGCCTTCAGTACAGGTTTTGCATATCTCACCGCAGTATTTGAATCAGAACGATTTATCTAGGAGCCAGTCATGGCAGCAAAACAATATACGGCACTACAACCTGTAGGCCGGTTTAAAAAGGGTGAGTTCGTCGGTGGACTGGATGATGCTCAAATCAAAAAATTACTGGCAGACGGCGTGATTCAGGAAGTACCTGAACCAAAGCCAGCTGCTTCAGCCAAGAAAACCACAGGGGATGAAAAGTAATGGCTAAGGAATATATTTCTCTGCAGGGTAAGTTTTACTTATCCAAGTTGTCGAGTGGCATTGCCGGTGCGATGCGTCATATTGGTAATGTGCCCGATTTTGAGCTAGAGATCGATGCTGATGTGATCGAGCATCAAGAATCAACATCAGGTAAACGTACAACTGACTTCACTATGGTGAATACCACAGCGGTAAGTTTCAATGGAACACTGGAAGAAGTAAATAAAGAGAATCTGGAATATATCGTTTCAGGTACTAACACTGAAGTCGCTACAAATACGGTGACTGATGATTCCCTTGGAACGGTGGTTGCGGGTGAAGAAATACAGCTGGAAGGTTATAACCTGAAAGAAGTTTCATTTAAGGACTCGACTAGTGGTGCCGCCAAGACAGTTGATCCATCAAAATATAAAGTGGATGAAGTATTTGGTACTGTGATTTTCCATGATGTGGCTGATCTGACCATGCCGATTCTGGCCAGCTACAAAACAGGTGCGGTAACTCATACTTCACTTGCAGATGATTTTGATGAAGAGTACGAACTATTCTTTAAGGGTATCAATACGACAAATGGCAAACACATGGCCGTTCGTTTATGGCGAACCAAGAAGTCACCGGAAACCACTTTCCCTCTGATTCATGAAGAGCTGGGTGAGTATGAAATTTCGGGTCAGGCTTTATCTGATACAGAACGTGGCATAGATCCAAAATTGGGTTTATATGGCCACATCGTGACAATTCCTACAGCAACTTAATCAATCAAGCAAATACAGGCACAGGGGCGCATAAGCGTCTTTTTTTGTGCCTGTATTAAATAATTAGTCTAACCGTTCTTGTAAATATAAAAAAAACTGGCATATTTAAACATTGTTCATTAATTGAGCGACAATGTTATGAGTGATTTTGAGGAAGGCGATGTAGTTTATTTAAAATCCGGTGGTCCTAAAATGACTATTACAGAAATTAGAGATGCCCGGAACTCCTGCTGTGAATGGTTTGACCAACACGATGAATTAAAGCGTGGTTCTTTTAAAAATAGTACATTAACTAAAATTAATCCTAGAATGAGTAATGGGCCAAATAGTGGAAGTTCATTAAATAGTGGCGGTATGCCCACATTTAATCTCTAACAGATAAAGCACCTTCGGGTGCTTTTTTATTTCCTGAACTTTATTTTGAGATTCCATCATGAATGATTTTTTTCTAGCAGCTAATCGCTCTATTACAGTGAATGATGTTGAAGTACACCAGATCCAGATAAAAGATTTTGACCAATGGGCGGTACATGCCGAAAAGGTAAAAGGCTTCTTAAAGGGAAAAGATTATTCAGATGAAATTTTAACTCAACTTTTTAAGACTCATTCAATTGAAGTGCTGGGTATGTGCAGGTTGGCCACTAAGCTTCCAGCAACCAGTTTGATCGATCTGGCCACAACATCGGAACAGCAATTTAAAGAAGTTTTATCAGCAGTACTGCAGGTCAACGGCGCTTATTTTAAAGAAGATCAGCCTAAACGCCGTAATAAAAGGCAGGCAGTAAAAGAAAATGATTCAACCTGGTTTGACTCATTCCAGTTGCTGATCAGTGCTGGTCATACTCACACCGAAATCATGAATATGACTTATGGTGCTTACAGTGAGTATCTAAAATCAGCCCAAAAAGATTACCGGAACAAGCTGGCGACACTGACCAGTGTAATGAGATCCGCTCAGCATGCATCTGCTAAAGATTTAAAGAAATTCTTGGAAGATTTAAAAGACTCATCGTGAGCAAAGAAGCTTTTTCACATTGCGATAATTTAGACCAGTCGGTTAAGATGCTCAAAAATATCTCAAAAAAAGGGCATGAGAATGAAAAAGTTAATTTTAGCAGTGGTATTGGGGATGGGTATTGCCACAAGTTTGTACGCTTCAACTGATATTAGCTCAATTCGTGGCAGTACTGAGTTTGTGGAAATTGGAAACACTCAGGCTCGTATGGTAGATGTTCTGGGAAATCCAGAATCTTCTTTCAAACATATTATTCATGACCGTAAGGGATGGCCTCACGCAGCTGTCAGCTATATTTATTCGGTAAATGGGCAACGCTATACAATAGTTGTGGTTGATGGAAAGATTTATCGCATTATTTGGGAGCGTTAATTATGGAGTTCTCAAAACAACAATTAATTGGTCTGGCAGGCGGATTATTACTATTGCTTGGTGTTTTTCTGCCAATAGCCAGTATGCCTATTGTAGGTTCAGTCTCTATATTTAGTAGCGGACGTATTGATGGCTATATTTTACTAGGTTTAGCTATCATTAGCTTGATCTTGGCTTTTGTTAATGCTTTAAAATTATTAAGAATTACTGGTAGCATATCAATCCTAATAGTGGTAATAGATTTTATCTATCTCTTGTATAAACTAAATAGTATTAAAGGAGAGGTTGCCGATAAATTAAAAGGTAATCCCTTTGGTGGTATGGCAGAAGCAATGATGAGCACGGTACAAATACAATACGGTTGGGTGTTCTTGTTTATCGGAAGCTTGATGGTGATTTATTCCGCTGTAGCAAAACCTTTAGTTCAAAACATAGAGGATAATGATTTAGATATAAAAAGAAATTTAGCTACCCCATCATTCTCAAAGCCAAGTAGACCTAGAACTAAGCTGGTTGCTGATGACCTTTTTACCCATAATGCTGGAAAACCATTAAGTACCAGTGTGGATGAATTCAAGAACTGTCCATTTTGTGACGAGCAAATAAAAGTAGCTGCAATAAAGTGTAAGCACTGTGGAAGTATGATGAATCAAGAATAAAGTAGGCACTTTCGAGTGCTTTTTAGTGTTTTCAATCAACCCACCATTCGGTGGGTTTTTTATTGCGAGTAAAAATATGGCCGGTAAAGAATTAACTTTTAAGCTTGTGATGGAAGCTGATACTAAAAATTATGTATCGAATATTAAGGAATCTGAAAGTGTCACTAAGGCCATTTATGCTGCAATAAAACAGGAATCTGAAAGACTGAAAGCTGCATCTGAAGAAGCTGCTCAGGAAGTTGGAAAAATAGTTCCTGATGATTTGCAGAAGAAAGCTGATCAAGCCAAAGGAAAGTTGAGTGAAGTCTCTCAGGCGGCTGGCGAACTTGAAGGACAGGCTGTTCAGGCAGCCGGTAAAATTGATGGCTTGGGTAGTGAACTTCAAGATACAGCGAATAAGGCAAATAAAGCAGGCTTTGAAATCGGTGAAGCCATTCCAGGTGATGCGCTTCAACTTGCAGAAATGCTGGGTACTAAATTCTTTTCTGCTGCTAAAGAAATTGAAGCATTAGGTGATAAATCGGTTATTAGCGCTGGTGAGCTACGTTCAATGTCGAGCACTGGTGAACAAGGTCTCAATGAGCTTAACTCAGCCCTAAAAGCTGCTCAAGCTGAATTGGTTCGGTTGCAAAGTACGGATGGCACCTTAAAAGATATTGAAATCGCTAAGCAGCGTGTTTTAAGTATTGAAGATGCCATTAAAGAAACGTCCAGTGCTTTTAATTACTATCAGGACGTTGCCATAAATGCTATGCGTGGCGTGGACAATGCCACACAGTCTTCGATTAATCAGTTACAACGTTTTAGCTCGGTAGATCTTGGCCAAGTAGTAGGTGAAGCCCAGACTGCGACCCGTGCAATTCAGTCAATGGGTGAGGGGGCCAATCTCAGCACTAAAGAAATTGAGCGAATTGGTAGTATCGGCACTAGCAGTATTAATACGCTTGAAAGCGAGCTGCTGGCAGCTAAGAATGCTTTCTCCGCATTAGAACAAAGTAGTGAAGCTGTTACTCTTGATGAAATTAAGGCCGCAGGGGACAAGGTCAAAGGTCTTGAACAGGCAGTTGATCTGACCAAAGCAGCATTTGCAGAGTTTGACACACAAGCATCTTCTGCCATGCGTAGTGTATCGGCCAGTGCAGATAAGGCTGCAAGCAGCGCAAAGCAGACTAGACATGAAATCTATGAGGCTCTAGGCATTAAACCGCCTACAGTAATTAATGATGCGATTACTGCACTTGAACGAAAGTTAGAGGACTTTAAAGCCAATAGTAAATTGCCGGCTGAAGAAGTTGAGCGAGTTACCAGAATTACCGAGCAACAGATTGAGAAACTCAAAAATGAGCTTCACGGTGTTGAACCGGCAGCTGAAAAAGCTAATTCAGGTGTTTCCAATCTTTCTAAAGGGATGGGCGCAGCCAAGTTTGCAGCGACTGCTCTTGCGGGAGCTATGGCTGCCGTTGGTATCGGTATCGGTGTGAGAGAAATTGCCCAGGCAGCGGATTCGTATACTACTCTCTCTGCACGAATCAATATTGCAACTAAAGAAGGTGGTAATTTCACTACTGCAATGGCTGGTGTGCATCAAGTGGCACTTGCTACCAATTCAAGCTTGGAAGCTACTGGAGATTTATTTACCCGATTAAATGTTGTTGCGAAAGACATGGGCATGTCGCAGCAACAGGCGTTAGACCTTACCAAAACCGTAACGCAAGCCATTAAAATTGGTGGTGGTTCAGCTGAAGCAAGCGAGGCAGCAGTTCAGCAATTTATTCAGGCCATGCAGGGCGGTGTTCTTCGTGGTGAAGAATTCAACTCTATTATGGAGGGAGGATATGGACTTGCTGAGGCCTTGGCACGTGGACTCGGTGTTACCACTGGCGAACTTCGTAAAATGGCCGAGAATGGTGAATTAACTGCTGAAAGAGTAGTGAAGGCACTTCATAGCCAGGCTGATGCCGTACAAGAAACTTATAATCAATTTCCAATTACTATTAGCAATGCACTACAAAAGATTTCCACTCAGTGGCAAATTCTTATTGGCGAGATGGATCAGGCTAGCGGTACAAGTGCATCTGTAGCAGGTGCTTTATCTGTAATTGCTGATAATTTAGGAATACTAAAAACCTATATCAATGATATTGGTGAAGGTTTTACTTGGATTGGAGATAAACTTTTAAGCATTGATGCCTCTACTATTGAAACGCTTAAATCCACGCTAAGTGAGGCATACGAAACTGTAAAATCCTTAATCTCAAATGTTGCTTCACTAGGTGAGACTATGTGGAGTGCATTTACTACGGCTTTGGATGCAGTTTCTCCACTCTTTGCAGCGATTTTAAGTGGTAAGGAAGATGTAAGCGGTCTAGAAACAGTTCTTAATCTATTAAGAATGGCATTTGCCACAGTGTCTGATGTCGCATTAGGTTTTAATGTAGGTTTAAAGCTTTTATTATCAGGTATTCAATTCTTATCTGGCGGAATATATGCCCTAAGTTCACAAATCCTAAGGTTTATAGGCTTTAACACTTTGGCTGATCAGTCAGAAAAAGCTTCTGACCGAATGTTTGCTCAGGCTGAGAAAAATCTTGATGATGCTAAAAAACTTGCTGAAGAACATAAGTGGGCCATAGTTGAAACTTATAATGAAATAGGTAAAACCCAAGAACAAAAGGATGCTGAAAGGATTACCCAAAATCAGCAGACACTAGATCAACTCAAAGCTCAAGAGGAGAAGCATAAGGCTGACTATAAGGCAATAAGCGATGAACGGATCAGGCTTAATCAACAATTAGAGGATGCACGTAGGTCCGGTAATCAGGCCTCTATTGATTTAGCTGTAAAGGGTTTGGCTGATCTGGATGCCAAAGAAAAAGCCTATCAAGCTGAAAGTCAGAAAATTACCGATGGAAAGATTCAGGCTGCACAAGAGTGGATAAATGCTCAGCTTGCGGCTTTGGATGGTACCCAAAAAGTTGCAGATCTTGCTACCCAAAAAACCTTGCAGACCACACTGGCAGCTCAAGGACTTAAAGTTGAATTTGATAATTCAGGCAAGGCTATTGTCAGTGCAATGCAGCAAGGTACTGCCGCGACTGAAGGTCAAACCAATGCTACAGATAAAGCCCGTAAAGCAGCTGCAGCGTTAGGTATTGATCTGGACGTTGCGCTGAACAGAGTATCAGAGAAGTTTGCTACAGATAGAACTCATCTGAATAGCTATGCAAGTGGTCTGGAATCTATGGGAGTAACAGGATCACGCGCAACTGAACTGATCTATCAGGGATGGGAGAAGTGGGCCGAGCAAGCTAAGTCACCTGCTGAACTTGATGCCGCCAAAGCTCAGCTGATCTCTTTTGAAAAGCAGGGTGTCTTTTCTGCCAAGCAGGTCCAGACAGGTATGGAGTATCTGGATCAGGTGAATGGCAAGTTACCGGCCAATATTTCTGAGATAGAAAAAGCTTACAGACTGTTAGGTCTAACATCGAGGGAAGAAGCTAGTAAAATAGCTGATGCCCAGATGAAGGCTTTTAATTTGTTAAAACAAAGTGGTACTGCTTCGATTGAGCAGTTAAGACAGGCTTTAATCAATATGGCTGACAAGATCTATGCTTCAGGTGATGCAGCTAAAATCGCAGCCTATGAATCCCAGCTTGCTTATCATGGCTTAACTTCTGAAGTAGATAGCAGTGGTAAGGCAGCGGTTAAAACCATGGATGACTGGACCAAAGCCAATAATCGGGTTGAGAACTCGGCCAGTGCCATTGGTGATGGTTATCGTGAAGCTGGCCGGGTGGCAAGAGAGGAGGCTAAGTCTTCTACTGAAGCCTGGTCAGAAGCTCTTACTGCCATGCAGGGCAAGCTTAAAGCCTCTAAAACTGGAGTCATGGCTAAAAACGGTTATTCAGTTGATGAGATTGAGCAGCAGCTGACTGAAATGGGATATAGCGGTAATGCCCGGCAAAAGGCTAAGGAGCTATTCGAGACGGCACAACAGGGTCCAGGTGGTTATTACCGTTCAGCCTCTCATGAATATGCTGCGCGTTATGGTGTCTCTGCATACGACAACCAGAAACAGACCGGCAATTATATGTACATTGCCGAGCAGCTGGAAAAGCTGGAGGAATATGCAGGCAAGTCGGGCAGTGTAGGTGCAGGCTCTAAAGCTAAAACAGTTGTGCCTGAGGTAAATATCAACAGTTTGGCTCCGGATATCAGCTATCCTAAAACCAGTGTACCGGTATCAGATCCAGCCAGAACCGTACGTTATGAGTTTGATCTAGGCAAGGGTAAAACCGCAACAATGTATGGATCGCCTAATGATGGTGATGACCTGGAATCAATGCTGAGAAAACTGGAAATGATAAAAAAGAGTAGCTAATGAAATTAATACGAGTGTCTACATCAGAAACCGTCCCGCTTGAGGACGGTTTTTTATGGTCTGATGAATTTGAATGGAAGCCCATCGAGCAGAAACAGAGTCGGGCTATTGATGGTTCGCTAATTATCCAGGAGGGCCGTAAAAAAGCAGGTCGTTCAATTGTGCTGGAACCGGCAGATAACACGATGGGCTGGATCAAACGCCGTGATTTACGCAAGGTTCAAGACTGGTCTGCTTTATCTGAACAATTCATTCTGGCTTTTGAGTATCAGCACGACAGACGTGAATTTCATGTGATTTTTAACCATGAAGCCGGGGCTTTGGAAGCTGCTCCAGTGAAGGGAATTCCATCTGTATCTGAGGATGACTATTACAACGTGACTTTACGTTTTATTGAAGTAGGGGAGCTATACAGTGGCAATTGAAACTAAAAATCTGGTGCTCTATAAGTCCGAGCGCCTGAGCGATACAGAAGATGGTGGCGGCAAGTACTCTGGCCAGATGATTGAAGATGGCCAGAGCAATAACCTGTTTAATGATGTGAGTGAGCTGGACCGCACCATGGGTGATGTGTCACTGCGTAAACTGTTCCCCGCCGTGACAACGAATGATACAGACCTGCTTATGGGGGCTACAGTCTTCATCTCGGAAAACCCGAAAGACCCGAATGTCTCAGCTTTGCTGTTTAGTACAAAGTCATGGATCGATGAGCGCAAGTCCGCCCAGAACCGGATTGAAAACTATCTGGCCAAGGGTGGACAGGCAGCAGGTAGTCCCCTGGATACGCATTATGCCGGTATGAAAACCTTGCAGGTGGCGATGTTTTTGAGTGAAGTCGAAAGTTCCGTCGGCAGTACGCTGGTACTAGTCTCAAAAGAAGGCCAGGCTCTGCAGCATGAGCAGTATGTCCGCATCACAAAAGTGGAAACCCGTATTGCCAAGATGGTCATCGATGGGAAGGAAGTTGAGTACAAACTGGCTACTTACAGCATTAATGATCCACTCGATCAGGATTATGTCGGACTTTCTGCAAGACAATGGTATAGCGGCGAAAAGTCCGAAACGATTTTACGGGATACCATCGTAGCCGATACCGGCAAGTATTATGCATCCAGCAATCTCAAGTCTGATGCCAAAGTCGGTGAGTTTACCGTAAATGCAGAAAGTATCTTTGCCCAGCTGGTGGCTGCTGCCCAGACTGAAACACCAATTGTGGATGTAAACGCAGCCGGGGAAAGTATGGTACTGGTACCGGGTAACACTGCTGCTATTACTGCAACTTGCTTGACCACCATTGGTACCGCTCAGAACCTATATATCGGCTCATCTGTCATGCCATCGAGTGTCTCGTTTAACCTGTTTGGACAGCAGATCACTGATCAGGGCGGACTGCTTAAAAACACTTCTGGTACCCAGGTTGGAACAATTGATTACCAGCGCGGGTTGATCCAGTGGACGCAAGCTGCAGGTGCAGGATCTGCAAACTTAAGCATGACCTTTAAGCCGGCTTCAGCACCCAACCAGTACTTCCAGTCTGAAACCCGGCCTGTCACTCAACAAAACCAGAGTGCCAACTGGACTGGGGTGCTGGTACCGACGCCAGCGCCTGGAGCGCTATCAATCTCATATATGGCGCAAGGCAAGTTTTATGAGCTTAAAGATGATGGATCTGGCCAATTAAAAGGAGCGAGTACATCATTCGGTTCTGGCGCGGTCAACTATGAGACCGGCTCCTGGTCTATTACGACGGGGGCTTTACCGGATGTGAATACACCAATCCTGTTGCTGTGGGGCACGCCTTTGGCAACCTTCATACGTTCAGGCCTTGCGGTTGAACCGGCAGCATTCGAGTTTGATTTGCAGCAGGCAGGAATAGCCTCAGGCAGCGTGACAGTGAAATGGCTGCTGGAAGGCGAACAGAAAACTGCAACTACAAATACGCTGGGCCAGTTTAGTGGCGATGCCACGGGTACCTTTAACTATGCCACCGGTCAAGGCCGGCTGGTCCCAAACAAACTGCCGCAGAAAAATACGGTCTTCACTATCAATTATAGCTACGGGGCATCTACATTCCAGCAGATCGATAGCGTTATGCCGGTGGACCGGAAACTTAATTTCAAGATTGGTACCGGTGCAGCTATTCAGCCTAACAGTATTGAACTCAAGATACCTCTTACCAGTCAGTTGGGAAACACCGCAGGTTCTGTCACGCTGACGGATATTCCGGTGAATACCGAGGTCGGCAATCTGGTGGATAGCAAAGGTAAAGTACAGGGCACCATTACCTATGCAACAGGTGCAGTGGAAATTATTCCTGAGGCAAGCACCACGCTTTACAGCAAATCCTATGCACCCATTGAAATCTATAGAGCGGGGTAAGTTATGTCATTTTATTTACCAACCACTTCCAACATCAGGGAAGAAGTGGTGCAGCTGGGCGCTTATACCAGTCTCGACATCCAGGCGCGTTACCGGGACAATTCGGATACCAGTGCCGGGGTCAAACAGATTACCGGTGACAAGCTGCGCTTTGATCTGACCCAAGGTTTTGATGAGCAGATTCTCTCCGGTGCGGTGCGTTTTATGCTGGGTTCAGACACTTATCTGGACCGTACCGGTACCTTGGTACGTAATGTAAATCCAGCCAATAACAGTGGCACCAATTCCGGCAGTATTCAGTATGGTACTGGTAAGATCGAAATCGACAGCTGGACACCAAATACCGATAACCGTCTGACGCTACAGTCTTTAACCACCACCACAGATATGCCGCCTGTAAATAAGGTTAGCTTTAGAACGCCGGTCAGTCCGCTGCGTCCCGGATCATTAACAGTCGTCGTAGCCACACTGGACTTTGGGCAGCTGACACTGCGGGCTGATGACGATGGCATCATTGAAACCAGCCGGGCACATGGCCAGATTAATTACGATACCGGTTTTGTGGATCTGTTTTTTTATACCAAGACTGAAATCACGGAAAATAATCGTACAGGAATTGAAGAGCAGGACTGGTATGACGTTCTGCTCGAGTACGAGGAAGCCGGTAAAAGGTACATCAATATACCGGTATGGGTTGCGCCAGAAACTATACGTTATAACGCGGTGGCTTATACCTACATCCCGCTGGATGCCGAGATTCTGGGCCTGTCTGCTACCCGTCTGCCGCTGGATGGCCGGGTACCGATTTACCGGGTCGGTGATATTGCTATTGTCAGTTCCAGTAAAACCTTTGAACTATCAGATGAAATCGCTGGCCAGACTTATGAATTGCCGGATCAGCGTATTTCATGGGCCGAGCTGGAAGATGCCGACGGGGTAAAAGTACCGTTTGATATGTACAGCGTGGACTATGACTATGGCAAGTTTACGCTAGGTGGTGACTTTGCTTTGAATGCACTGACCGCACCATTGACAATGAAATATCGCTATCAGGACATGCTGCTGATCCGTGATGTGCAGATCAACGGCCAGCTAACCTTCACCAAACCTTTAACGCATAACTACGATGCTGAGAACACCATTGTCGGTTCAGCGTTGGTCATTGGTGATATGCAGGCCCGCTCTACCGGTAAATTTGTACAGCAGACCTGGAACAGCATCTGGCGAGATGAACCGTCAGAAGGTGCAATTTCTGCGAACTATAATGACGCCCTGTATCCGATTGCAGTCACGAATAATGGTGCAATTCAGGAACGCTGGGCGCTGGTTTTTACTGGAGATCAATCGTTCCGCTGTGTGGGTGAATACTCGGGACAGATTGGTACAGGAACTATCAACACAGACTATGCCCCAATTAATCCGGTGACCGGTGTGCCGTACTTCATTATTAAAAAAGAAGGCTGGGGACAGGGCTGGGTGAGTGGTAACGTGCTGCGCTTTAATACAGTGGCTGCAACCTTCCCGGTTTGGGTGATTCGCACCGTAAAGCAGTCCGAACCGAGTGTGATGTCAGATCAGTTTCAAATCATGCTGCGCGGTGACATTGACCGCATGATTTAAGACTTAAATCAAATATGGCCGCGTTAAGCGGTCTTTTTTATGGAATCAATTATATGGCGACAGATGTCGATGTTCAGTTTTTTAGTCATTTAAACGGTCTGGTACTAAGTAATAACTGGGGAGATCTGATCCGGTTACTGGATACCTGTCTGGTCAATGGTCTGCCTTTAACTGCAATTACTTCAGCTACAATCGATGCACAGGGTGATCTCAATTTAAGCCTGTATGCAGAACACAAGGTGTTGCTATTTCAGGTGATCGAACTGCAAGGGTTTGTACCCGCCAGCATCAATGGGAAATATCGCATCAAAGGCACACCTGATTCAAAAACTCTCATCCTTAAAGCAGAGTTGAAGGAGCAGACAATTACCACTACAGGTACTGCAAAGCTGGCTTCACTTGGCTATGAGATTGTCTTTCGTGATCCAAATGATGTGAAGCGGGTTTATCGTGCGAAAGACCCAAGTGCTCAACATCCATTTATCCGGGTAGATGAAACGATTGCGGATGGGGTGAATAGCTATAACTCAGCGTATGCCAAATATGCCATGGTCGGCTTAATCGAAAATATGACTCATATTGATGATTATGAAGACCCGTCAAAATTACAGTTACCACTTGATGTGGCAGACCCTGCTAAAAACTGGCAAATTAGTGGTACAGATACGGGTGTTATACGGGGTTGGAGCCGCTGGTATTGGGCAATGTCAGATTTACTGGTAAATAATCCAAGAGATATGAATTCTCCTGCTGCAGGTAATCGAAGCTTTACCCTAAGTGGTTCAAAAGATTCTTTTTACTTATTAAATGCTGTTGACAGTAATCTACAATTTAAAGATTTGAAGGGTTGTGGGCTATATCATTCTTCTATGGATACAAGCGTAATACCAAACTGGTTCTTAATGTCGGTTCTGGTCAAAAGTGATGCTTCAAGTACTGCCCGCGGGTCAGAGACTGGTTCTCCATTCGGACTTGGTGAAACACGGTCGCGCTTTATTGCTCCAAACTATTTACCAAATATCCGGCTGAGTAACTCTGTACTGGCTACACCAGTGGTCCCTGATTTTGAATCTGGTGGAAATAATAAAACCCTCTTTACTGCTAGTGATGTGCCTGCATTAGAGATTCCTTTTTATGATACGAACAGGTTTTTGAGAGGTACTTTGCCTGTGGTCTGTTATGCCGGTAAAAAAGCAAGTAGCAATACCTTTACAACACCAATTCTGGCAGATGCAAGTATGTATCTATGGGAGTCTATTACATCTAACACTGCAGGCGGCGTCTATTTTTATCTGGGAGAGCTGGAATGAAACCGACATCAAGACAGGTCATGCACAGCTCCAGTTTTTTAAGTGGCAATCTGAATAGCAGCTTCGGGTTTAAAAATACTGTTGCCTGTATCAAGGGTTCAACCCGGGCACTGGGCAAGGATTACCGGGATGCAACGGTGGTACTTT